CTAGTTGACTGGTCCCGCAAGCAGGGCGTTCCCGATGCAGTGGCATCCATTCTCGTGAAACACGAGTCTGGAGGAGTATCCAGCCTGCAGCTCCAGAGCTATGACCAAGGCCGAAGCAAATGGCAGGCTGATACCCTGGATGGTGGCTGGCTTGATGAGGAGCCTCCGCTGGACATCCTCACCGAGTGCCTGACGCGTACCAATACCACGATAGGGCCAATCTACATCACGCTCACTCCATTGGAGGGTGTCTCGGAGGTTGTACGTCGCTACTACCTCGAGAAAGTGCCCGGAACGCACCTCACGATGATGACTATTCACGATGTGGACCACTACACGGATGAGCAACGCGCCGCCATTATCGCCAGCTACCCCGAGCACGAGCGCAAGGCCCGTACTCAAGGTATCCCGCAGCTCGGCTCGGGTAGAGTCTTTCCGTTCGAAAAGAGCCAGATCGCCTGCGAAGCCTTCCCCATCCCGGAGCATTGGCCTCAAGGCTGTGGGATCGACTTCGGCTGGGACCATCCGAGTGCAGGTGTCCGGCTCGCGTGGGATCGTGACAGTGATGTGATCTACGTCATGGCCGCCCATCGCGCGAAGGCTCAGACGCCCATGATGTTCACCGCAGCTACCCTCCCATGGGGCGCGTGGCTTCCGTGGGCGTGGCCGCACGATGGCAAGCAGTCCGGAGGCAAGTTCGATGCCCAGGACCAGCAGCAACTCCAGGCGATCTACAAGAAGCATGGCCTGGCGATGCTCTTCCAGCATGCACAGTTCGAGGACGGGACAAACGGCGTCGAGGCTGGCATCACCGACATGTACGAGCGCATGGAGACCGGCCGCTGGAAGGTGTTCGCCCACTTGCTCGACTGGTTCGAGGAGTTCGAGCTCTACCACCGCAAGGACGGGATGATCGTGAAACTCAACGACGATCTGATCTCAGCCAGCCGGTACGCGCTGATGATGAAGCGCCACTTCACGCTGCAGAAGAAGCCGAAGAAGCTACGGGAGGAGGAGTACGGGCCGGGACCGCGAGCCGATGGGCTTGGGTGGATGGGCTGATTGTGTTCCGCGTGGAACAATCGACTCACCTTATTGTCTCGCCTATGGTCTAATTGAATCTCCAGTGATACAGTCCGCAGCGCCAAGCCACAGAGTGCGCTGCCATCCCTCAGATCCCGCGCGACTTCAGCGAACCCGCCATCACCAACGAGGAAGTATTCCTCGAGGCGGATGAGCGTCTACGGATCTCAGTCGAGGCGATGGGCGAGAATACGAAGCTCGCGATCGAGGACCTCGAGTTCGAGGACGGCAACCAGTGGCCGGCGGATCTGGCCAACATGCGCCGGATCGATCGACGCCCGACGCTCACCATCAATCTGACCCGCAGCATGGTCAAGCGCGTGTGCAACAACATGCGCCAGCAGCGCCCGCGCATCAAAGTACATCCGGTGGGGGATGGAGCGCGGGTTGAAGACGCCAAGGTGGTGGGCGGCCTGATCCGACACATCGAGACGCTATCCAACGCCTCCGTGGCCTACGACACCGGCGGTGAGTCGGCGGTCAAGATCGGCTGGGGCTACTGGCGTGTGATCGCCGAGTATGTGAACGAGGAGAGCTTCGACCAGGAACTCAAGATCCGCGCGATCCGCAATGCGTTCACGGTCTACGACGATCCCACTTGTCAGCTTCCGACCGGGCAGGACCGCGATTGGCTTCTGATCACGGAGGAGATGAGCCGCAAGAAGTACAAGCGCAAGTACCCGAAGGCACCGAACGTCGAATACCGCAGGGGCCAGGCTGGAGATACGGGCCATTTGTGGGAGTCCAAGGAGAAGATCCGGCTGGCTGAGTACTACCGGGTGAATAAGACACCCGAGCGGCTCTACCAACTCACAGACGGCACCACGCTGTTTGAAAAGGACCTGAAGCGCCTCGAGCCCGCGCTAGCGGCTGCAAACCCGCCCATCACTGTTGCACTAGACCCGACCACGGGCGAGCGCGTGAGCCGCATGAGCCACCGCCGCACCATCCAATGGTTCCGGATGGGCGGCTCCCAGGTGGTGGATAAACGCACCCTCCCGGGCCGCTGGATCCCCGTCGTGCGATGCCTGGGAAACATCCTGGACCTGAACGGCCAGGTGCGGTTGCGAGGGATGATCCGGGATCTCAAGGACTCCAACCGCATGTTGAACTATTGGGCGACCTGCGAGACGGAGATTGTCGCGCTCGCCCCCCGGGCACCGTACATCGCCGCGGAAGGGCAGCTAGACGGACATCCCGAGTGGAAGGACGCCAACCAGAAGCCCTATAGCTCGATGACGTACAACATCGTCCATGCGAATCCCGATGATCCGAATAGCCCGGTATTGCCGCCTCCACAGCGCACGGAGGCTGTTCAGGTACCGGCCGGCATCGTCAACGCCCGTCAGAGCGCCAAGCAGGATCTCATGGAGCTCGCCGGCATGCCGCATGAGCCGGGACGCGATACACCCGGTGTGGTGGTATCGGGCAAGGCATTGAGGGAGCGCCAAGCACTCTCAGACATCGGCCACTTCCAGTACTACGACAACCAGACCATGGCGATCGCCTTCACCGGCGACATCCTGCTCGACAACATCCCGCACTACTACTCGACGGAGCGGATGCAGCGGATCATTGGCGAGGACGGCGTCCCGCAGATGGTGCAGATCAACGAGCGCGTGATGGACCCGCAGACGAAGGCCATCCTGGAGGTGAAGAACAACCTCACCGTGGGCCGCTTCGATGTGGTGATGGATACGGGCCCGGGCTACGAGACCAAGCGCCAGGAGGGCCAGGAAGCGGTCATAGACCTGCTCAAGACGCCTTTGGGCGAGCCCATCGTGAAGACAGGCGCTGACATCATCGTGCGCAACATGGACTTCGCCGGTGCGGATGATCTCGCGGACCGGTTGCTACCGACTAACGAGCAGGGCATGCAGAAGGCCGTTGCAGCGCTGCCCAAAGAGGCGCAAGGCATCGTCATGGCCTTGCAGTCGCAGTTGAAGCAGGCGCAGCAGGTCATTCAGCAGCAGGCTATGGAGATCAAGTACAAGACCAACATCGAGCAGGGCTGGATGCAAGTTGAGCGTGAGAAGAATCAGACCGGTGCGGAGACCAAGCTCCACGACACCTCGATTCGCGCACAGACCGATGTGTTCGATACGCATGTCAGGTCAGTCACAGCGCGCGATGTGGCCGAGATCAACGCGGGCGCGAAGCTGATCGACAGCAATCAGGACCGTACGCACGAGAAGGAACTCGCCAAGATGACCGCGAAGGCGGCAGAAAAAGTAGAATCCAAGTCAAACGGGGCATCGCATGGGTAAGGTTGTCACTTCCGAGGGACTCACAGAGTTTGTGCAGTCCGGGAAGTTCACACAGGTTCCGAATCACAAGCCGGGCAAGTCCAACAACGGTGAGGCGCCCGCGCTCGAGGTCGTGAAGCCCACGCCCGTCATTGACGTGAAACCGGCCGGTGAGACGAAACCCGAGGAAAAACCTGCGGAAAAAGCGCAAGAACCGCCCGCAAAGGCCGCTGAGCCCGACAACGAGCACGACGAGGCGCTGACCGAGGAGGAGAAATCCCTCCCCGAGAAGGCGCAGAAGGAGATTCAGCGCGCCAAACGGGCGGTGAACAAGAAACACGCCGAAATGCGGGCCGCTCAGGAGGCCTTGGCTGACGCCGAGCGCTTCGCCGAGACGCAGTTCAACGAAAAGCGCCTGTTGGAACAGCGCCTGACCGAGCGCGAAACCGAGCTACAGACGTTGAAACCGGCCAAAGCGGCCGAGCCCGAGGCCAAAGAGCCCGAACTCAAGGATTACACCAACGAGCAGGGCCAGGTCGATTGGGTGAAGTTCCAGAAAGACACTGCCAAGTACGCCGCTGATCAGGCTATCAAGGGCGAGCGGCAGCGTCAGGCCGATGAGCGCGCAGCCAGTGAGCGTGCTCAACACGAAGCACGCGTCAAAGCGCAGGCCGACAAGGCGCGCCAGGCGCATCCCGATTTTGATGAAGTAGTTCGATCAGGAGCTGGGACCGAGTCCGACAAGGCGCCACAGTTCGTGTTGAACTACCTGTTTGAAAGCGAGAATTCCGGGGAGTTGGTGTATCACCTGAAGAAAAACCCGGAAGTCATGCAACGTATCGCGAAGATGAAGCCCATTCTCGGCATTGTCGAGTTGGGCAAGCTCGAAGATTCTTTGATCAAGCCGAGTACAGCTGCGAAAGAAGCTCCTGCAGCCAGTGGTGCGATCGCTACCCAGCGGGGAGCTCCGGCTCCCATCACACCTTTGGAAGGCGATGGCGCAGCCGGCATTCAAACCGACCCAGCCAAAATGTCC